CCCACCTCGTCGGCCAGACTGTCCGCCGCCTGCGACTGCCGGCCCACCTGTGGCCGCCAGAGATGCTCGCGCAGGTCGCTCTCCAGCAGTCGGGCGATTTCCTCGCGCTCCTCGGGCGTGGCGAGCTGCCACAGCGCCTCGATCATCGCGGGATCGTAGAGGTCACTCATCGGCTCGTTGGGGCTGCTTCACCCGGTCTTGCAGGCGTTGCAGCAGCGCTGCGATGCGTGTGGCGCGGGCCACGTCGTCCAGCTCATCGACCTTGCGCACACCGATTTCGCCAGAGACGTTCACGTCAACCTCCTTGTTGCCGTATTGTCGCGGTTTGATGAGCATGGCGCGCTTGAGATAGGTGTCGATGATGAGACGCCGATGCGCGATTGCGTCTTTGACCGTGCGCCGCCGCTTTACGCCGTCTGGCCCGACTTCTTCGACCAGCTCTTCCTCCATGATGGGGTTTTCGGCGATGTGGACCGCCTTTTCGAGCAGGGCTTCAACGCCATTTTCTCGCGCGCGCGCAAAAACGCTCGCTAATTGTTCGTCTTTCATGTGCCACTCCCAGAACGTTGTGGGGTGTGGCATTCCCTCGTCCTCTGTGAGAACGCTGTGCAGGGATCGCCCTGCTGATACCTCTGCGCAGATGTGGGCGATCTGTTCGGCTTTGGTGAGTCGGCGCGGCTTGTAGGGGGTGAGTGCGGTGCTTTGTGTCACGGCGCTCTCTCGCTGGCTTCGTCGCGTTTGCTGTTTGCTGATCGTGCGCCTCTGGGGACATGTGGTCGATCGGAATGGCGTTGCGGGTGGGGTGCGGTGCTCATTCCGGTGCTGGTGAGGGTGACCTCTCTGGCGCGCTGGTATCGTGTGACTTTGATGTATCCCTTTTCCTCAAGGCGTCGGATGATGGTTGGTGCGATGCTGCTGGAGTTACAGTTGAGCTCCATTTCGATGTCGAGGTTTGATGGGCACGGCTTACCTGTGAATGCGGCGCGCTCGATCATGGCGAGAACGATTGATTCCTGCCTGGTGAGGGGCTGCATGGGTGTTCTCCGTGGTGCCCCATGCTATCTCATGCGGCTTATTCTGACAACGGGCTGGGTGAACAGTCCGCGTCGATGCGCAGCGCGCCCCGATCAATCATCTCCATGAGCAGGGAGACAGGCCCTGGGATCGGGCGCTCGCCGGTCTCGTAGCGCCGGATTGTGCGCAGGTCGCCGATGCGCAGCAGCGCGGCGAGGCGAGCCTGCGAGAGGCCCGCCCGCTGGCGGATGGCGCGAAAGGCTTCGGGGGTCATTGTCCTTACGTGGAGTCAGGCGGCGGCGATGTAACGCTTTGTTACGCGCGGGAAGCCATAATCGGGCACGACCAGGACACGTCCCTTGCGGACGCCTTGCTTGATGTAGGCCCATTCCTCTTTGGTCAGGTTTGCAATCTGATGAATGCCGTCCCCCGCAAGCAGATCGTCAATTTTTTTCATATCTCCAAATCTCCCAAGTTTCTGTTTTCCGCCAGAGGCGGGATGGCGGGTCGCCGAAGCAACCCGCCACGCTCGCGGCTGGCCTATTGGAGTGTGCCGTAGTATTCCATGATAACGCGACACGCGGGGATGCGAGACAACGCCATTCGCCTCGCAGCTGCGATCTGATCCTGTCCGAAGCCCAGCATCGGATACACGTCTCGCACAGCGCGATCCAAAAAATCGGCCGGATCATGGTCAAGCCAGATCGGGAGCCAAAAATTGGCCGCCCATCGCGTCTCAGGTTCGTATCCTAGCGCGATCAGAGACTGTCTCTCGCGCTCCAGATCACGTTCGAGATACGCTGCCCCCATGAACGGATCGTAGCCGGTCCAGTCCAGATACTGCCTGTAGCCGCGGTATCCTGCATCCTGAAAAATACGGTCAATCCTGGCGACAATGTGTTCGGTCATGTCAGTCCTCCTTCGATATTCGCGCTTGCCATTCGGTTACGCGTGCTCTTCGAGCAGCCCCTGATCCTTGGCCGCGTAGTAGTCGCGCTTGAGCGTGTCGATGACCATCGCGGCCACCACCACAGCCTCATCGAGGCTCTCGATGACGTCCCGGCTCCACCCCGTGCGCGAGCTAGGATCGCGCTTGGCGACGCAATACTCGCCGTCGACCCACCCAGGGATGTCGTCGGTTTCCAGCAGGCGCATTGCCTCGTCATGGTCCCCGCGATCGATAGCCTCGATCAAATCGATCGCCGCGATTTGGAGAGCCGCGTGCCGCTCCCAGCGCAGGTCACGCCTCTTGCACTCCCAGTATGCACGCGCGCCGGTGAGGATGGCCTTGGCGTAGGCGATTTGCTTTTCAGTCCCGATCATGGTGTCCTCCTCTCGCTGATGCGCCCTATATAGGGCCACTGGCCCTATATGTCAAGAGGCTATTTGGCGGTGCTCACCTCGCTCGATGAGATCGGCGGCAAAGCGCAGGTAGCCCGGGGCGACGGCATGATGTCGCTCAGCTACAGAGTCGGGAACCAGCGACAGCAGGCCGAGCAGCATGAACCAGCCGAGCAGCAGCAGCGCTCCGCCAAGGATTTCGAGATAGGTTTTGAGCATGTGTCTCTCCTGTAAATGGCGCTCTTCGCCTTTGTTTCAGTCCATGTTTGTGGCTCGCTCGGCCAATCTGTTTCAATCTATCGACATGGCTCGCTCCCAAGCCGTGTTTCAGTCGGGGATTATGGCTCGCTCCTTGCGCGTGTTTCAGTCGGTTTTCTTGGCTCGCTCGGTGCGCCTGTTTCAGTCACGATATATGGCTCGCTCCGCGATTGTGTTGCTTTCGCTTGTTTTGGCTCGCTCCCAGAGTTTGTTTCAATCGAACATCATGGCTTCCCCGGCGGAACCGGGATAACGTGCGCATGGCCGAGGTGTTCGACCGCAAAAGGCTTGGGCGGCGCGCAGCCGTAGTGCTCCCGATACATCACCTCGTGCAAGTGCGAGAGGAAAATCTTCACCGCATACCGCTTCGCCCGCGCGTGAATGTGGGCGGGGGGCAGTTTTCCACTGCTGTAGCAGGCATAGGCGTCTGTGCCCTTGCCGATCCTGAACTTGTCCAGTTTCGCCTTCGCCTGCTCGGCATAGGCCCCCGCTTCATTCTGCCGCGTCTCGTAGTCCTTGCGCTGCTTGTAAAGCTGGCCGTAGAAGGCATCAGGGTTGCCCGAAACCTTGACGAAACTCTCACCCAGCTTCCAACACAGGGTCTTGAGCCGCGCGTTCCACGGGCGCTTCTGCGCTTTCTGCCACTCTTTCGTGGGGTCGAGGCCAGCGAAAGACCAGAATGCACCGGCAACGGGAGCCTTGGTGATGTCGAAATGGGCGAGGAGCCCTGCGGCGATCACGGGCCCGACACCGAGCTGCGCGCGCATCCACTCGCCGACCGGTGTGGACATCGAGTAGACATCGAGCGCGACCCTGATCTGGCTTTCGAGCGTCCGGTTCATATCGCCCAGCCACGCGAGAACCTCATGCGGTTCGCCGCCCTTGGCCATCTCTCGCACCTGCGCATCGGCGCGGATGCGGTTCTCCTGCATCTGATAGTAGGCATCGACGAGGAAACGCGCCTCGTCCCTGCCGAGAGTTTTGCTGGCCGCCCGCTCGTCCCTGGACAGCTTCCGGATGGCTTCGGTCACTGCTTCGATCATTGCGTCTCTCCTTTCAAATCAAAATCCACATGAGCAATGCGCCCATGATCGCGCCAGAAAGCCCGGCGATGACAAGGCCAATGACTGCACTTGGGGTGTCGTTCATGATGCATTCCTTTCCGCCGTGGCGGCGCGTTCGCGTCCGGCTGGCACGAAGTAGAGCGGCGCGCCATCGGGTGCGCGGGGGATGGCAACCGGCTGGGTGAGCGCGATCGCCTGGTGGCGATACGGCAGGCGGCGCAGCATCCCGCGCGCCTCAAGCCTGACAAGCAACCGCCAGGCCACGGAATTGCTCGAAAGCCCGAGCGCGCGGCGGAGCTGATCGACCGTGGGCGCGATGCCGCGGTGGGCTTCGAGATGGCCGGCGACATAGCACAGCGCTGCGGCCTCGGCCTGCGAGATGGGCGGGGGCGCGCTCATGCCTTGTCCCCCAACATCGCGTTGATCTTGTCGCGCACAATCCGCATGAGGCCGATGTCGAGCCCGCGCGGGCCTGCGTCCTCAAGCTCCTCTGCGGCCTTCCACAAAGCGAAGCCCTCGGGCGAGCCTTCAGAAAGGCGAGACGAATGCCAGGATGTGATGATGCGGTCGATCCGGCCTCGCGCCCTTGCCACCAGGCCAATGTCCAGACGGCTAAGATTTGCGGGCTCCAACTGCTTGGCGGCGTGCCAAAAAGCCTGCACTTCGGGCGATACCTCGCCGGTATCGGATGCCTGATCGGTCTTGTCCAAATTGTCCATGTCACACCTCCTTTTCCCGTCATGCCCTTCAGACGGCCCTGGATGGCCCTAGAATTGCATCGAGCGCCTGTCCGCTACCCCACTACCCGAACGCCCCTTACACGCATTATTTGGCCCCTTTCCGGCGGCTACAGGGGGTATTGGGGCTTGGGGGTGTGCAGCCACTGCGTCATTCCTGCCCAGCATAGCGCCGGCTCGGGGTGTTGGCTGGCCGTGGCCGCTCGATCTCATACCACTCCTCCATGCACAGCCTGCCGTCGCGCCATTCGGGCCGGAAGCGCCGGCGCTGGCCGGAGCGCGCGCGGATTTCGTTGATCTCGTCGATGAAGCGCAGCAGCCCGTCCTGCCCGATCGCGTTGCCGGATGAAGCCGCGCCGAGGTCACTTGTGAGTTTCGTCATAGGCACCTTCCAGAAGTTTGAGGAAAGACGAGGGTTGGAGCAGGAAGTCGAAGTTGGCCCGCCAGCCCCGGCTGTTGTCGCCGCGCAGGAACGCGCTATTGTGGATCGCTGCGAACGCCCGCTTCCAGTCTGCGATGTCGGGGTATTCGCGCAGCCGCGCCTTCAACTGCCTGCGGCGCGCCTCGGAGAGCCTCCGGATGCTGGGCAGATCGCAGCGCTGGGCGAGGTCGTTCCACCCCTCCACGACATCCTCGACCGTCACGACATCATCAGGACGGTC